TTGAGCAAATAAAAAGATAGCTGACAATATCGCTACCCAAAATGATTTTTGTTTCATTCTAATTTTCCAATTAATCATATTCTTATCTCCTTTTATCCAAAATAAAAAGACGACTAAAAATTAGTCGTTTAAAATTATTCAATGGTCAATGTCGGAGATCCTGAATAAACATCACTTATAGTGACATACAACGTCCCTGAAGGATTACTAAAGTTGATATTTTTACTTGCAACTCCGCTATTGACTCCTGATATTCCTAATTCACTTGAACCTAAATTAGTTTGCGAAATCCTCATTATACCGCTACGTACATTTTCTATTGTCACCTGATAACTTTTATTAGGTTCAACTCCATTTATTGTCCATTTTGCTGTTGATTCTTCTATGCTATCCGGATATTTATTTTTAGGTAAGGGTTTTATTACAAAATATGAAGGCTTTTTCCATACTTGGATATTTCCAGCATATACTTTTGTATATTCTTCGCCTTCGTAAATAAGTTTCTTTACATTTTTAAAATTACCTTCCATAAAAATCACCCCTTAATTAAGTAAAGTGTATTAGGGTCTTTTTGATATATATAGTTATATTCATTTTCTGTTCCTGTCCAAATTTTAACCGTCGGTTGAGATGCGCTTTTTAGTTGATATAAATTATCCGCTTGTTGTTTAGTAAAAGCTTGAGATGACAAAACATACCGCTCGTCATGATTATGATTTTTTGGAGCGTATAAATCATTTAGTGTTTGTTTGAATTCCTCAAAATCTTCTGCACTAACTTTTGAGCCAATCTGTTGCAATACACTTTCTGAAATAGAGTTGTTTTGTATTGCTTCTGCTAATTCTCTTAATGTGTTCATAGATTCAGGCGCGCTATCAACTAGTTCAGCAATTTTTGAATCCGTATACGTTTTAGAGTCGTTGAGAGTTGTATCTTGGATTTTTTTAACTTCTTGCAATTTATCTTCTAACCCTTCAACATTTGCGATATTGATTTTATCCAATAACTCAGGTTCTGCTTTGATATCTGTATCTTTACCGTCAATTTGCCACATTTTAGTGTCAGGATTGATTGATACTACAGTACCGTTTTTACCGGGTGCGCCTTGTTCTCCTTTTTTACCTGCTTCACCTTTTGCACCAGGTTGTCCCGGTTCGCCTTTATCACCTTTCGCACCTTTAAATCTACTTTCATTCTTTTCGATGTAAGAAATGACATCTTTATCTATTTTCTCTTTAAAGTCTTTGTTCAATAAATCTGTCGCGTTATCTTTTAAGATTCTCGTAATAGCATCATCTACCAATTTAACATCGATTTCTTTTGCTACAGCAGATTCAATACCACTATCAACGATATTGAAAGAAAAGTTCGCGACATGTATTTTTTCTTCTTCTTTCTCTAAAAACAGCTTACAGCGAACATAACCAGCGTGTTTGATAACCTTTTTAGGTATCTTGTAGGTAATGAATCCTTTTACAACATCATCGATAATAAGGGGCTCATTTTTAAATATAGAGCCATCTTCCATAAACAAATGTAATCTAGGTGTTAAGCCGTGTGCTTTTAGATCGATACGACCTTGTTTGTCATTGATACCTATTCTTATAGATGCTGTATTTTCATCTTCAGTGTAAAATCGACAGCCAATGTCACCTAAGTCAACACCATCATTTTTTATTCTCGTTTCAACATCTTTTATTTTGTACATTTATACACCTCTTTATTTATATTTATCTCTTATAAAGTAGATACCTTTTAAGCCGATTTTTTTATATAGCTTAGCGATTGTACTTGCTTGATGTTGGCACCACTCTATAGCAGTAGCATATTGATGTGTAGCTGGATTTTTAGGATTCCATCTAATTCGGTACAATGTGTTTTGCCCTTTGTTGATGTAATCCTTTCTTACGAAGCTAGCACCGCCCATGATTGCTTTTGCTGGAGATGTCCAACCTTTATTCCTAGCAAACGTCATTGCGTAGTTAGGATTGTTGTCGTAAGCGCCAATGCCGAAGTAGTTGTATACTCCATCTTTTCCGTTAGCGAAGTTACTTGTTCCATATCCACTTTCTAAGAAAGCATGCGCGATTAAATAAATTTCATTAATGTTGTGCTTTTTACAAGCTTCTGCGAACGCTTTACCTTGATTATTCAATGTCCCCTTACCTTTAAGTATCTTATTAAGTGAACTAACTGAAACACCTTGATACTTGCCTAAATTAAGCATTTGGTAGCACTGCGTGTTACTTTCCCATATTCGTTTAACATTCATTGCTGAACTCGTTTGTGCTCGTGTAGCGTTAGCCCAACCCCAAGCATTAGATTTTTTCGGGTTACCTCTTGCCATTTGTTTATCCAGTGCTTGTTTGAATGTATAAGGGCTCGTTTCAGTTATAATCTGCGGTTGTTTAGATGCCGAGCCATTGTTAGCTGTTGGTGATGAGTCTCTTACATTCGCTATATCAGCGTTTTTATTATCTACCATAACTTTTATTCTAGATTTTGTTACTGTTGGTTTAGTTATAGAATTTAATAATTTTTCTCTGTTTTTAAATATATTAAGTAATGCCTTTTCTAATGCTTCGTATTTATCTTTAGGGGCAACACCGTTGTCAATCATATTCCAATTAACATGTTCCAACATAGAACGCCAAATGCTGTCGTCTACTTTTAAATTTTCAATACTTAGAGGTATCTCATATTTGGCCATCATATCTACAGCTACAACCATTGCGTGAATCTCATTAAAAATAAATTCATTTTTACTCGCACTATAATCTTCACATACGTCTATAACTATATAATCAGGTTCATTAGGAACTTCAAATACAGCTCTTCTAGGTGCCCAAATATTATGTCTATCAACATAAAAGTGGGGATATTCCACATCTTGTTTGTATTTCTTCCTACTGTTATATAAATTTTCTACTGAACTCATTGTTTGAGCATTTCTAATCATTATCCCTTTAGGTTTTTCGAGTCGTCGATTACCCTCTACTATAAAGTGATAAATATATTCCGGATAATTAACTTCTTGGCTAGAAATTGTGTACTTTATAGTTGTTACATCTTTCCAAATTGGAACTTTTTTATTATTTTTTTCGTTATCATCACTATCATCTTCGGGTTTAGGTGCCGGCGTAGATTTCTCCGGATGATATGGTGGTCTAACAAAATATTTAACCCCTCCACCTGGTCCATCATGATAAGAGTGCTTAATTTTATATGGCGGACTTCCTGTTGCGTTATTTGTATACCAGTTTTGATCTACGCCATACCAATAGTCTTTTGTGCATGGTCCCACTACAATGTTTACATGTCCTGCCCAACCACCAGTCCAAACACCCCAGTCGCCTGGTTGTGGTACAAAATCTTTTGTATTTCTAATTATCTTGAAATCTCTACCTCTATAATTGGATTTTTGAGCCATAGCATCAGCATTTCCCCATGTTCTAAACCCCCAATATTTATCGAGTAAATAATTAGGTAAATCCCAGCATTGTGCTCCCATTCCAGAACCAGGTACATCAATAGCTATTTTGTTTTTAGCGATATATAACGCCCATTCAACCACTTCACTAGCTGTAGGCTTTCTAGTCTTTGGATTAGGTAATCCCATGTATGCACCTCATTTCAATCAAAATAAAAAGCCAGTGCCGAAGCACTGACTCTTAACTGTTATTTACATTTACCAAACCAGAAGCACGCCCAGAAGCTATATCCTAAAATCCCTTTAAGCATGGTAATCACCTCCTTTAAATACCAAAAATAGTTCTTAGTAAAGCTATGACGATCGTACTGAAGATAGTCCCTACCAAACCGAGAATCCACATTTTTATGTCTCTAATATTCTTTGCATTCTTTTCTTTATTCTTTTCATCTTCTACCTTGTCGCGCTTTAATTCTTCAAAATTTCTATCTAATTTGTCATAAATCTTTTCTTGCGCTCTAAGACTATCTTCTATTCTGTCGAATTTTTCAAACATAGTCTTATCATTTTCTTCTAATCGCGTTAAACGCCAATCTTGTTCATGTCGTTTGGTAAAACCAAACATTACGCCACCTACTTTTTGTTAAATTAAAAAGCCACAAGCATTACACCTGTGACTTTTCATCTTTTGTTTCTGGATATTTTTCTCCAGTGATCAATGCATATTCTTCTTTGTCGATTACACCCATGTCTACGTACCACTTAATTTGCTCATTTTTATAGCAACCCCACACATAAAAAGTTTTAATGTCTTTAAAAGTTGGATAAATCATCTTCATCATTTAAACGTCCCCCTCAGTATTTGTTTTGTTAGTTTTCAGTTCGGTCAACTGTTGTGTTAACATAGCGTTTTGTTGCGTCAATTGCATTGTCAACATGTTCACTTGCGTCATCTGCATTTGCATACTTGCAACCATTCCGCGAAGTTCTTCATCACTCAAATCTGATTCACTTTGTTGTTTTGATGCATTCGGTACGTCTTCTTTTTCGAAATTGCTATTGTATTTAATTTCGCCGTTAGTGAAAACAAACTTTCTAGGTTCGAACTCTTCTTTAAATTTAATAGGCACATTGTTATCATCTACATCTAAACTATTGCGTAATCCGCCAGTATTAACGTATCCGATAACTTCGTTTTTATCGTTTACTGTGATTTTCATTATTTCCACCCCACAATTTTATTTATCGTAACTCTGTTTGCATTAGCACCAGAACCTGTTTTACTGCCTAAATCAAGGTACACATCGTTATCGATTTTTAACGTCGTACCACTTTCTTTAGTTATTAAGCATTCATAACTACCACCACCGTTACCGTCTGAGTCAACTACATTTGTTTTACTTAATTGAATCGCATTTGGTATAGAGGTTAAACTGAATGCTTCAATAACACCACCTGGATAAGTACCGCTTATGAATAGAATTGCATAATTTGTATAAGCTTCGGTTAAATTAATCCTTGTTCCTACACCGTTTGCAGCACCGTCGAATAACACGGCTGTTTTATGTTCGTTAGGTGTAGCCCATTGTGAATCTAATCGACCATTGGTGATTGATCGTGTATAAACTTTTTTAGAGTTTGAAGGTGTGAAGTTGAATAACTTATTTGCATCATCTTTAACAAATACTGATAAGTAGCCTTCGTAACTTTCAACAATACCTGGTAAATCAGGTACACTTGTTACGTAATAATTCCCAGCGCCCAATGCTTCTAAATTACCTTTGGCGTTATATAAGTTCTTTTGGATTGATTGACCGTTATGTTCTGTTAATTTATGTTGTTGCCAACTTGTACTTTGAAACTTACCATCTACATACTGTTTAGCTTGATTTAAAGCGTTGTTAGATATTTCTTCAACAAATTGCTTAGTTAAGTTTCCATCATTCTTTTTATAAAACGGGTACCACGTGCCGTAGATTTTGTATTTTGTGTACTCATCGTTTGAATCATCTGGGTACCATGTTGCACGAGCAGTATTATTATCAACAACATAAACAACTAACACACCAGATTTGCTTGATGTATAAGTTGATTCATCGAACGAAGAACCGTCATCAACACCATCTTGTCCAGGCTTCTCTAACGTGCCTATATCCGTCTTTTCTGGCGCATCTGTTGCGTTAGTAATATGAATAATCCTAGATGTGTTAACTGTGCTTAAAACGCTATCTATGGACTGCTCAGACGATTCAATCGCTTTGCCATAATCATCAGTAATCTTAGACTTTTGCCAATTGACTGTCGAGTTGCCTTTGACAAGGTCAGCACCATTGATTTGTTGCTCAACTTCATTGACACGCGCAAATATCGTTTGCTCCTTTTCAACTATTTTATTGAATTCAGCTGTAACAGCTTGTGTTGCACTAGTTTGAGTCGCAGTAATAGCTTGTATAGCTTCGTTTTGCTTGATTTCGATTTGTTGAATGCCTTTTGTCGCACTATCATTCACTTTTGCTATTAACGTTTGTGTACCAGCCATATTTTGCTTTAATTGGTTAAAGTCTTTACCGACAGCTTCGATAGTATCTTGAATAGATTTGATATAAACAAGCTTTGTTATGCCATCAAACCCACTGACTAAATCATTTTCAATATTGAAACTAAATTGACGTTCAACAACTACGTTGTTACTCCCGTGTTGCGTGAAGAATGCCTGAGCATGTACCTTACCTGAATGTTTTAAAAATTCATTTGGAATCACATATTGCAAGCGCCCATTAATTGCGTCTACTACCGTTAATTCGTCTGAAATATAAGCGCCTCTATCTACGTTATAATCATCGGTTTTTAACACGATGGAAGTTTTAACATGTTCAGAACTTATAGATAACGGTCTGTTATTCTTAGTTACTGCAAAATTTAAAACACCAGTTCCTCTATCTGATTCATAGAAACTGATGTTTGTGTCAATAACTGGATTATATTGTGATGTTGTTTTTAACTCGATTAAGTTATCATCTTTTGAAAAATTATCTACTACCATTATTCAACCTCCTTACCTTCTATTATGCTCCAACCACTATTACCACCAGTACCAAAGTTTCTAACGAAAAACTGGTGAGCAGAAGCAAAGTTATTACGTCTTAGCACTTGTGTTGTGTTACCCGGTGTATTTGATTTTACTTCTAACACCCAGCCTGCAATACCTTTGTAATCTTTAGGGAAGTCAGAAAAACGTTTTGATTCTTCAGTGGTGATATAGAAGTCTAAACCAACAATTTTTAAATCAGACAATTTCGTGATGCTCTTAGGGATATGTTCCCAATAACCAGCACTTTGTGGGTTAAAATTCCATGAACCGTTGTTTTTCTTGTTAAAGATGTCGATAACACGTTCAAATTTGAGCATATTTCTACCTGTGCTGTTTCTAGTTAGTACTTGTCTTAACGCACCATTATAATGACCAGGCAGTACATCAAAGAACCAACCTGCATCTCTAAACGCTTTCGGTAACGGGAAATCTAACGCATTTTGTGTGTCTTGCGTATAGATATAGTAATGACCAACTTCCGTAATATCACTTAGATATGCTGGGTTCTGTATCGGTAACGGTTTAACACGTCCGCCTGAATCAGTCATTGATACTTGAGGTGCAATGTTTTTTAAGAATTGGTTTACACCTCTTTGACCGATAGAATAAATTGAGTGATGTCTGTTGTTACCTGGTCCAATAGTTACCCCAATTAAAAGTGCTTTACGTCCTGTTTCTAGATCGTAATACATATCTAGACCCTCAGCCTCTTGGAAATCTCCTTTAAAGTTGTTATTCACACCGCCTATATCGATACGACGTTTAAATAATAACTCTTTTGTTTTGACATCGAAGCCTTGTAAGTAATTAGGGTTGGCTGTATTCGAATCACCTGTATACCAATATAAGATACCTGCATCATAAGTGATACCTTGCATAGGTTGTGTATCTGAAGTGTATTCCATAGGTATATCCATTTGATACAATACTTTGTCTATACCTTTATCAATATCGTCAGCACTTCTTACTTCAATGAAATTCAATGAATTCTTAGCTTGTCTTTCAGAAGCTTTATATTCACGTCTGAAAATCATTAAATTTTCTATAGGATTATAAATCGCTGACGTATATCTGTCGTTAAATATATTCGGCATGACGTCTTGCATTTCATTACCATAAGTTATTTCTCCAGTTCTATATTGGAAACGTACAAACTTGTTGTTTTTGTTACTGTCCAATACAGCTGAATAAATCCATAATTCTCCATCAATGTATCTATACGCATTGTGTGTACCGTGACCGCCGTTTTTAACAAGCAATCTATCAATAAATTGTCCATTAGGCTTCAATCTAGATAACATGTAATGATTGCCCGGACGCGCTTGTGTCATATAAATAATTTTCGTTCTAGGGTCTATCCAAAATGATTGCATTACTGCGTTAGTATATGGCGATAAATCTGTGATGAATTCCGGTTCTTGCTCTTTTGGTTCAAATCGGTATTCTGTCGCTTGATATTCTTTATAGTGTTCATCTACAGCTTTCTCAACCTTTTTAGTGAAAGTATCTAGTGTTGAATAATCATGATACAAACGATCTTGCAATGTCTTATGATCATAACCAGTATTATCAACACGCGCGTCTTTTACTTCGTTGATACCGTCGCCGTTATGACCTAGTACCATATTGCTGAAACGGCCGTTTAGATACGTTAAAAAATCAGAGACGCTACTTGTGACATTTAAATGCTCATACTTTATTTGCTCTCCATTATGTGCAAATACCTCTTTATTTCTATGGTATTCAAGAGAGAAATTAAAATCCGTCAGCATGTCTGAAATAAGTTTAAAGTTATACTCATTTTCATCTACATATCTGTAGTCAAAGACTCTACTTAAGTCTGTAATTAATTTGTTATCCATGTCTTCCTCCTTTTCTATCCGTAAAACTGGTAATAATTTTTAATAAGTTCGTACATAATAACTTCATGACCCCTCTCGTTCGGATGCAATCCGTCTGGCATACTTGATTTTCTGAACGCTGGATTATATGGCTTAAAATAATCTGTATGATAGGCATCATATACTGGTACATCCAATTCACTACAAGCCAATATCTGAGCATTGACATAATCCTCTAAAGTTAACCCTAGTTTGTTTTTGTCCGTATCTTTACGGCGTATCGTTGTACCACTCATAGGGCATTGCCTAGTAGCTGTCATTACAAGTATTTTTGAAGCTGGATTATTTTTCCTGATAACTTCAATTGCAGAACAAAAGGCGCCGTAAAACGTTTTAGTGTCGGTTTTATCAGTGCCTATCGGTACGCCTGCCCAATAACCATGTAACCAGTCATCATCTGTACCTTGTAATATGATTAGGTCTCCTCTTATTTGCTCTGCTTGTCTATAAATGCTGTTTTCTACCGCTTCTTTACCTATTGGAACTGTTGCCATTGTTGCGCCACCTCTTGCAAGGTTGGTCGTTTTAGCTTTTAACTTCTTGCCTAACATTTCTGTGAAATTAGTTTTCGCATGTGATCCTCTAGCTACAGAATCGCCAATCGTTCCAATTGTTTTTACATCTTTAATGTTTGATTTATCTATAAAATCATGAACGATAGTGCCATCTGATGTAGTTACAGTCTTAGAACTCACTTTCTGTTGTTTGTCTTCAATTAGATCAGTTCTACTCATCAAATCGAGTGTTGATTTAGCTATTGACGCTACTTTAGACTTCAAGTTTTCTGCCGCTTTACTAGGATTAGAAAGGTTAACATCATTTAATCCAGAAACATAGTTAGCTGCAGTATTAACTTTTTTCATATATCGTTGTTCTCGATTAAACTCACCAAGCGTTACATCTTGCTTAACAATTACATTGTTTATACCCCTAATCGTTTTAACTTGTACTATACGGACTAAATCATTCAAACCTAGTTTGGTAGATTTTATTTGTACTATGTCTCCGGGTTGTGGGTCTGCTTCTGGATATGATTCTCTTAACACCAAAAAGTCCAAAGACAAAGATTGTTTTAACGACTTTTTCAATCTCGATTGTAATTCTTTATCCATAGTTTCTTGGTCAGTCACTTTACCATCTTTAAATGGTTCTGCGTGGATGTCGCCGTATATTTCAGCTAATGCACTTCTAGCTTCCATTACGAGCCCAGCGTGTTCGAATGTTTCTTCTCCTGAATAATTACCATATCCTCTAATGAAGGTGGCGAAATCACTTGCATCTTCCTCGAGTTTTATAGCGTTGGCGTTGACTTCATCAGAAATAAAATAAGACGCTTTTTGATTTGCAAAAGGCGTCAATACAAACTTATATCTGTCTTTCTTTTTGTCATACGTTATTTTATATTCTAAACCGAAATGTTCTAACCCCTTTTTAAACATTTCTAACCTTGTGTCGCCTTCACCACCATTTTCAAACTTCGAAGACTTAACCTTACCTTCGACTTCAAAAAGCATTCCAGTACCTTGAAACACAATGTTAAAATATCTTTCTACTGTAAAAGATCCTGTTACATTAACATAAATCCTATCAATCATTAACTTGTCTATAGGAATCTCTCTAGCAGTACATTCAACCAGTTGTCTGTCGCCTTCTGATTTCCTATCAATGACAGTTATTACATATTCTTTCTTGTCATTTTCACCTTCGACATGACTAACAATCCATCTTTTCCCTATAGCGTTAATAACTTCATAAGTGTATTTGTTTTCGAGAATATCAAAAGTTAATACACCGTCAGCATTAACTTTTTTCACTAAAGTTGTTTCTACTGGTATGGGTGCGCCATTGCCTTTAGGTGGTTTAACAGTTATCGTCATTCTGACACCTACTTATAATAAAATTTCAAATCGAACTGAACCTTTTGAACTGTTTGGTTAAATTCGAATTTATTAGCTCCGTATTTAAATTTTGGTTGGGCTATGTTCGTTTCGGTACTTATTTCAACACCGTTTTTATAAACTCGGAAGCTATCATAAACAATTTTGTCTCCAGCTTTTAGTTTGATACCTTCGATTTTCATTATTTCAGCATGCGTTAAATTCCATACAAACGATTCTGTATCTTCGCCCAAAATAATTGTTATCTTTTTATACATGTTGAATTGGTCGTTAGGAGCACTACCATGATAGTAAACTGTATCTTTGCTAACATTTTCAAATGTATACTGGCGCTTATCCCCACCTGCATGCCAATCAATATTAAAATCAAACGACCACAATCCAACCTTTTTGTTTTCTTCTAACTCTAGGCTTGTTCCAATACTTTCGCCGTATGGTAATTCTGTAGTTTCAAACTTCAATTCGAAAGCAACTTTGTTACCTTTTTGTTTAGGATTTATAACTCTGCTAAAAATAACTTTATACTGTTTACCGTTTACATAAATTTGTTGATCGTGTCTTGAATATTCATAATCCGGGAAGTTGTTTTTATCTAATTTCACGTAATCATCAGAAGTTGGTTGAGTAAACCTGTAATTCAACTCTTCTTTTCTTCTGATTTCACGTAAATACATTGGTTCTATATCAGTAGTTAACGAATACAACATATCTCGCATATAAGCAATGTCTGAACGATTTTTTACTTTACAAAAACAAGGAACAACTATATCTCTACTGATATAATTGCTCCCCATTAATATGCGACCGTTCATATTTTCTTTGTCTTGATACTTTGTGTTGATTTGCATGCTATCAATTACTATATCGTTAACGATAAACCCGTATTCACTTAATTTGATTACAGTACCATCTTTTTTTGTTAATTCTATGTCCATTTGTAACCTCCTTTATAAGTAATACTCAGAATTGCGTTTAGCATTTCTGCCGTTAACAATACTAGTAAGCGCATCGTTATTGACATCGAATTCAATTTTAACAGTTTTCATGTTCGGTGATGTTTCAATAGAATGTGTGTGTTGTACTTGCGCATTTATATTTCCACCTAAATTACTTAAGTTTCCTGTAATACTAGAAATGTCAGGTGCGTTTAATGTAGGTTGAAATGCATCAACTACTTTATCTGCAACATTAGAAACATTACGGATAACTTTACTTGAATGATTATCTATACCTTTAACGAAACCTAGCATTGAATACATACCAACATCCATGAATTCACGTGAAGGTGAGTGAATACCCAAAGCACTTTTAGCTGCATCTAAAGCTTTCTTAGCAACATTTTTAGCTGCATCTACTAATTGACCAGCCATTTGTCCAATACCTCTAATTAAACCACGGATCATATCAGCACCTGCAGACACAAAATCTCCTATAAAGCTTTTTATTTTATTTACTGCATTTGTCATACCTTGACTAACTTTGTTTACAACATTAACGAATCCTTGAATAACTCTATTAACAAAGTTAATTAGCGTACTTGTTATAGTAGATACCCATTGCATACCTTTAGTGACAATGAAGTTCCAAGCTTGAGACATTTTGTCTGATATAGTTGAAACAACTTGTGTGAATATGCTTACAACTTTATTCCAAATTGTCGTTAATATACCAGATAAGAAACTCCAAATCGTATTCCATATATTAGAAATAAAACTCCATGCCGCTTGTAACGCAGTAGATATAGCTGTAGTGATAGCGTTCCAAACCTTAGTTGCCACAGTAACTATAGTGTTCCACAACGTTTGTAAGAACGTCCAAATAGCGTTCCAAATTGTCATTGCGATAGTCATAATTGTGGTAAACACTGTAGTTATTACAGTGACTAACAAATTCCAAATCGTAGTAGCGATTGTAATTATCGTGTTCCAGATTGTACTTAAGAATGTCCAAATAGCTGTCCATATCGTCATAACTATTGTCATTATCGTCGTGAAAACAGTTGTGATGATTGTAACTAAAAGGTTCCACACCGTTGTTGCAATAGCGATAATTCCATTCCATAACCCTTGTAAATAAGCGACTATTTGATTCCAAACAATCATTATAAAATTGTATACATTAGTTACTGCTGTAGTGATAGCTTTTGAAATAGCATTCCATACAACCGAAGCTACAGTTTTCAACACATTCCAAACTGTAACCATAAACGTTTTTATCGCATTCCAAGCATTTATAATAAAGTTTCTGAATCCTTCATTTTTATTCCACAATAAAACGAATATAGCTATTAATGCAGCGATTACACCAATAACTATTGTTATTGGACCACCTAAAATACCAAACACAGTTACTAGTCCTGTGATAGCATTTCTAATTAATCCAATCTTACCGAATAACAATTGGAATATAACTGATATAATTTTTAATGGTCCTTTTAATAACATGAACGCACCTTTTAAAATTGTTAATCCCGCTCTTAATAAACCGAACTTACTTACTAATGCAATGATTCTACCTATTAATCCGCCACCCATAAAGTTAGATACAGCAAGAATAATCGGTATTAAAAATCTAAATGCACCAACTAAAGTTATAATGACACCAACTAATTGTGCTGTAGCTGGATGCGCCTCAAACAAGTTAGCTATCCAACCAGTTATTGCAACTGCAACGCGTAATACTGCACTAGCTATAGGAGCCATTGCTGTTGCGAATGCAACTAATCCTCTTGCGATGTTTCCAATCAATTGCATTATTAGTGGTCCATTTGTTTGTATATAACTGACAAAGTCTTTAAACCCTTGAGATTGTCCTACTTGTTCAGACCATTCCCTAAACTTAGCTGTCATTTGTTCAAGAGATTGGAATATGCCAGTTGATGATCCGCTGAATGCATTCATCAAATTGTTAATTCCAACGAAAACATTTTTGAAAATATTACCAATGATAGGTAAGTTTGTTTTTGTGTATTCAATAAAACGAGTTATCGAATTTTCTCCAGCTGCACTATTAGCCCAGTTAGAGAAAGATTGACCTAATCTATCCAACCAATCAGCCGACCATTGAAACAGTGGTGCTAATTGCGTGAATACATTGACTAATCCGTCACCAAAACCACCTGCAGCACTTAATAGCTTGTTAAATACCGAAACACCCGTTGTATTCATCATATTAAAGAATCTTGAAGCTACACTGCTATTTTCAGCCCATTTAAGCACGCTTTGAGACGCTTCTTCCATTCCTCTTGAAATACCACTAAAAAACGGTTGTAAGCTCTGCATTGCAGTTTTAACAGTATTTAAACCATTTGCAAGAGTTGTGAAGATAGCGGATTGATTTTGCTTTATAATATCAGTCCATGCTGACTTTACGCCATCTAACGCTTTTTTGTATTCGTTTGTTGCTGAGCTAGCTTGTAAAGTGCCATCATTAAGCATCTTTATAGCGCTGATAGCCATTGCGCCAAACACTACAAATCCTGCTCCCGCTATTGCTACGGCACCACCTAAAGCAAGTACACCACCAGTTAACACTTTGATAGCGTTTAATAGCGCAAATACTACAGGTACTACGCTCGCTATTACAGGTATTAAGATACTAAAAGATGATGTAAGTAATCCACCAACCATATTAGAACCTACAGTACCGAACACACGGAACATATTAGCTAAATTCCCCATCTGTCTTTGAAAATTGTCATTTGCTTTTATTATGTAGGCATAAGCTTTCTTTAAACCATTAGTATCGACATCTACCTTTGTTGTTTTTTTGTTCGGCAATGCGTCTAATGATTTTTTAAACGCATAAATAGTTGGTATAGAAAGCCCTGTATCTACATCTAGTCGAGATCTAGTTTTGTTTGGAATACTTTTAAGCTCTTCTTTAGTGCGTTTGATTTTAGAGTTAGCAACACCGTTGTCCACGTCTATAATAGCTTTGGCTTTAGACCTATTTAATGCTTCAAGACTAGCTTTAGATACTTTTAACACTCGATTGAATTTACTGTTATCTGCATTGATGTCAATATTGACACGCTTCTTTTCTAGTTCGGATAACTTAGCTTCTGCTTCAGCGATATCTTTAGTCAATTTTTGTTTTTGTAATTTAATCTCTGGAGTAACTTCTTTAGAGTTTAGTTTGTCTAGTTCAAAATTCGATTCTAGTACCTTTTGTTGCAAGTCTTGTATACTAGCATCTAATTTAGCTTTTACTTTTTTGTTACTAAAGGCATCTAAAGACTTTTTAGCAACTTTGATAGTTTTTTGTAATTTTTTATCATCAGCATTTAATTCGACATCTTTAGTTTGATCTGCTACTCGTTTAAATCTTTGCACAGACTTAACCGCACTATCGATTTGCCTTTTGAATTTGGCTACACTAGCTTCAATAGTCGCTTTAATTTTATATTCCGTCACATTAACACCTCTCTTTCTATTGCTTGTTAAATTCTGCTATAACTTTAAAGAATTCATTATTTTGTGGTTCGTATTCATCACGTTCGCTACTAAATCTTATATCTTTACCTTCGTTAAGCCGTTGGATATTTTCTTCATAAGGCAATACGTCGTTTGCGTTGTTAAAAACATATTCCTCTTTAGGTTTATTTTCTGTCCCAACATTTTTAGTAGCTGCAGCATCACGAATAGCAAACGCAAGTTTGTAACGTTCGAATTCTTGGGTTAGCATTTCATACTCTTTCGCATACATTCGATAGTTATATTCTGTTAATGTCATTTGCTCAATAACGTTCAAATCTGTAATACCAAGTGTTGACATACAAGTTATAACGATTCTGTCGTAAGTTATTAGGCTTCCGCTGGTTTCTCTTCCGTTTCCACTACTTCGACTAGGTTTCGGGTCATAGGTCGCTTTCCCAACTCCGTTAAAATATCCGAACCAAATTCTTCTAGTCCAATATTTTCTGCGATTTCATCTAGTGCTTCATCAATGTTATTAATAGTAATTGCTTGTTTTTTCAAGTGAGATGTAGCTGCAATTAAAACTTCGCCAATCACAACAGGATTTCCACTCTCTAAACCTACAGGCAACATTGATACACCTTGACCGATAGAAGCTTGCTCAACTTTTAAACCTAATCGGTTATCGATTTCTCTTAAAAATTTAAAACCAAAACTTAATTCTAATGACTTTCCGTTAATTTCTACATTCATAACTTAAAATCTCCATTCATGATTAATTTAAACAAAATAAATAGGGCTTAACGCCCTATTTTTATACCTCTCCTGGTGTAACCGTTGATGAATCTACCTTAGGTTGTGGAATTGCTGTTAAATCTTCGCCAGTTAACGCATCTGCTTTTGTAGTGTCATGGAATCTGTATCCAGTCGCCTTAAGTTTCTTTGTTACAGCCTCAGGTAGTGTTGCAAATCCACGTTGGAAACGACCATTCACTCCATATTCATATTCATATTCATCAATACCGTTAGCTTCTGCTTTTAATTCAAATTTATTGTGGAAACCTTGGAAATATTTCGCTTTAAATTTAGTAGCATCTCCATTTTTGCCTGGTATTCTACTTTCAACTTCCCAAGCCTCATACAATACGCGATCTACAACTGCATCTTCAATTTCATCTGCAAAATCGTCACCATAAAACATTTTAGCAGTACCAGACATTGTTGATTCAACTGAACCACCAGTGTTATAAGACCCATCCATCGTATCCTCTGTATCTGTATCAGCTTCATGTGATAAGCCGTATTCAGTTAAAAAAAGCATTTTAGTAGCATCTACTTTTTCGCCAGCTTTTCTAAACAAAATAATACGGTCATTACTATTTTTCATATTCGCCATTCAATATTCCTCCGTTTTTTAAAATGTTTTGTAAGATATCGTTATTGATGTGTGTAGCAATTCTTGATTAGTAGTATCATCGACTAACTGTGCGATGTTAGTATCATCTTCTTCAAAGTCATAATCGTTTGTTTTAACGCTAGGTGTTAAATCATCGATACACCTTTTAACAAGTCCGTCATGATGTCCTAAATCATCGCTTACACTCCAAATATCAATAACTAAATTCGTATCGCCAGAATAACTATCAAACGTGTACTTACTTCTATTTGACTCCGGCATTTTTATTACAAAAAAAGGATACGGAATCTCTTGTTGCATCTCTTTACGAGAAATAACAGGGAATCCATATCCTTGTAGCGTTTCATACGCTTTATTATAAAGTTGTAAGTTCGGTGTCATGCTTTTATCTCCTATTCAAACAACGCTTTCAATTCTTCTACAGTTGATTTCCTAATCACTTCGTATACCGGCCACATAAAAGGTTCAGCCTCCATGTATCGAGTACCAAATTCTAAGAAACCACTATAAGCTGCATGCGATGTGATAGTGTATTGCAAATCGCCAGTTTTTTTATATCTGATATTGCGTGATAAATTACCAGTCCAATAACCCTTATTCATTACTTCTCTAGCTTTCAATTTAGCTCGTACTACATATTCTTTGGCGTTTTCCTGTAAAATATCATCTACATCATCATCAATGTTGGTTTTCATATCGTGAAATTGGTTTAACAGTGCGTCTAATCCATCTATATTCATCAATTGACCTCTTCGATATAATATGACGTTTCGTGTCTGTATATCCTTGTATCAACTATCTTGTAGCGAATGCCATTAACCAACACGTGGCTAACAGGGTAAGATATTGATTCTTTTATCCTCAGAACACTTACATCGTTTTTTA